ATTGAACATCGAAAAGATCGACATCTCCGTGCTGATCCCATACGCACGGAACGCAAGAACCCACAGCGACGAGCAGATCGCCCAGATCGCCGGAAGCATAAAAGAGTTTGGGTTCAACAACCCCGTCCTGATCGACAAGGACAACGGGGTTATAGCGGGGCATGGGAGACTGGCTGCGGCAAGGAAGCTGGGCCTCAAGGAAGTCCCCTGCATTCGTCTAGAGCATCTCACCGAGACCCAGAGGAAAGCCTACATCCTGGCAGATAACAAAATTGCCATGAACTCCACATGGGATCGAGACCTTCTGAAGCTAGAACTAGAAGAACTCCATCAAGATGATTTCAAGATGGAGCTGGTTGGTTTTGATGCCAATGAGCTTGCGATAGCAATGGGATTAGGTGCTGACTTTGAACCTGGTACGGAAGACGGCCAAAGCAAATTAGACGAAAAAGCTCCAACCATCTGCCCTGCGTGTGGACATGAATTCCATAAGTAAACCAATCCTAAAGATTGATTGGGCGACAGCAGAAGCCGCTAAGTTTGCGTGTGTCAATTGGCACTATAGCAAGTGCGTTCCTGTGTTCAAAGCTGTGCGCGTTGGCGTTTGGGAAGATGGAAAATTTATTGGCGTTGTCTTGTTTGGTCAGGGCGCAACGCCAGAGATTGGATCACCATACAACCTAAAACAAACAGAAATCTGCGAATTGACAAGGGTGGCGCTTACGAAACACAAAACTCCAGTAAGCAAAATTATCTCTATTGCGTTGAAATTCTTAAAAAAGCAATGCCCAGGACTTCGTTTAATCGTTTCTTTTGCTGATGCGGGGCAAGGCCACCACGGTGGAATTTATCAAGCCGGTGGTTGGGTTTATGCTGGTGGCGCTGAAACGCATGGCTATAAAGTTAATGGAATTGTTGTTCATCCTAAGACTCTACATAGTAGATATGGCAAAGGAGGTCAGTCAATTCCGTGGCTAAAGCAAAATGTTGACCCTAATGCCGAAAGGGTGATTAGCGGTTTCAAACATCGTTATCTGATGCCATTAGATTCGGAGATGAAGAGTAAGATCGCTCATCTCTCTAAGCCTTATCCAAAGCGTGTGAAAGGGCAGGACTCAGGGTTCCCCCCTGGGCTGGGCGGCTCGACTCCGACCCACACGCTCCAACTTTCGGGGTTACAAAATGCCTAAGACCACCGGGCAGGGTGTTGCCCATAATCCAACTGAGGAAACCAAGAAGGTTGTCAAGATGCTGAGTGCAGTAGGTACTCGGTATGAGGACATCGCTGCCAAGCTAGAAATCACCGACGACACCCTTCGCAAGCATTACAGGAAAGAACTAGACGAGGGCCGGATTGAGGCCAATGCTTCTGTGGCGCAGACTTTGTATCAGCAAGCCAAGAATGGAAACACCACGGCGGCCATCTTCTGGCTCAAGACCCGCGCCCAATGGCGGGAGAATGACCGACTCGAGGTGACGGGGGCAAATGGCAACCCGCTGGAGATGGTGATCTCATGGGCAAACGAGAAATCGTAATCCCGTACTCTCCTCGAGAGCCACAACTCGCCATCCATCAGATGATGCGGGACAACCGCTTTGGGGTGGTGGTGGCTCACCGACGCATGGGGAAGACCGTCGCCGCTCTGAACCACATCATTCGAGATGCGGTGGAGAACCGTAAGGAAGCCCCCCGGTATGCTTACATCGCTCCGACCTATGGTCAGGCAAAGCGGGTGGCCTGGGACTATCTGCTGAAGTACACAGAACCTCTAGGCGCGACTCCAAACATCTCGGAACTCCGCACGGACTTCTGGGGACGCAGAATCCAGCTCTACGGATCGGACAATCCCGACTCCCTTCGAGGCCAATACTTCGATGGGGTCATCATTGACGAGATCGCCGACCAAGACCCTCGAATCTGGACTGACATTGTTCGTCCTGCGCTGTCAGACCGACTGGGATGGGCGCTGTTCCTGGGAACCCCTAAGGGATCAAACCACTTCAAAGACCTGAGAGACCAGGCGGAGGAAGAGGAAGACTGGGGCTTGCTGGAGTTCAAAGCCTCCCAGACCCACCTTATTCCTGAGACCGAACTCCACGCCGCTCGCCGTGAGATGGGGCAGGACAAGTACAACCAGGAGTTTGAATGCTCCTTCCATGCCGCTGTCGAGGGTTCTTACTTTGGAGCCTTAATCAACGACCTGGAGGAGAAGGGCAGGCTTACGAACATTGACCGGGACGATCTGACCCGGACATTCACCGCTTGGGACTTGGGGATGTCTGACACCACCGCGATCTGGGTGGTTCAGGTGGCCGGGCAAGAGTACCGGGTGATGGATTTCGTGGAAAACCACGGTCAAGGGCTAGATTGGTATGTGAACTGGCTCAAAGAGAATAAGTGGCATACGGCAGAACACATCTTGCCTCATGACGTAGAAGTGCGAGAATTGGGGACAGGACGCAGCAGAAAGGAAATGCTGCAAGAGGCAGGGCTGCAAATAACGGTTGCTCCGCGCTTGTCAGTTGCAGATGGAATCCAGAGCGTCAGACGCATTCTCCCGAAGTGCTGGTTTAATGTGCCGAAGGTGAAGCAGGGTCTAGACGCGCTCAGGAACTATCGGCGCAACTTTGACGAGAAGAGAAACGTATTCTTTGACACACCGCTACACGACTGGGCCTCTCATTCGTCCGATGCGTTCCGATACTTCGCTATCGGGATTCACGAACAGGGCGACTGGAGCAAGCCGATTAGCGTTAACACAAGGTGGGTGGTCTAATGTGGGCAACGCCTCAAGGCAACGTCAACGCCAAACTCGCGGAGCTGGAGCGACGCATCAAAGCGTTAGAGGAAAAGCATGAATCAGATAAGCCTGAAAAGCCTGCTCGAGGCCGAAATCGATGGAGCGATCGGGTATCTCCAAACGGAGACAACCGAGCAGAGAACCCGGTCACTTGAGTATTACCTTCGTTACCCTTACGGTAACGAGGTAGAGGGTCGAAGCCAGATCGTCACCGGAGAGGTGGCCGAGGTCATTGACGGCGCGATTCCTCAACTGATCCGCATCTTCACCGCTTCGGATGACATCATCCGCTATGAGCCTGTCGGCCCTGGTGATGAGCAAGGCGCGAATCAAGCTACGGACTACTCGAACTGGGTGTTCTACAAGGACAACCCTGGGTTCGCCATCCTGCATGACTGGTTCAAGGATGCGCTGCTTGAGAAGGTCGGTGTCGTCAAGGCTTACTGGGATAACAAGATTGATGTTGTCAAGGAGACCTACGAGAACCTGAGCGATGCTGAGCTTGCGCTTCTACTGCAAGATGGCACTCGGGAGATCATCGAACAAGAGACTTTTGTGACCCAGATCACAAACATCGACGGAACTCCCGCAATCGGGATGGACGGTGTTCAGATCACCCAAGTCTCTTACAACGTCAAGGTCAAGAAGAAGAATCAAGTCGGACGGGTGGCGATTCAGAACATTCCTCCCGAGGAATTCCTGATCTCCAAGAAGGCCACAACGATCCAGGACTCACCCTTTGTCGCTCACCGTCGACTGATGCCTCGGTCTGATCTGGTGGCGATGGGCTTCCCGGAAGAGGTTGTCCGCGACCTCCCGGCCTACGACGATCTGAGCTTCTCTCCTGAGCGAGTGGCTCGGTACTCTGAAGGCGAGCAACCCAGCCAAGACGAAAGCCTCGACCCGACCATGCAGGATGTGGAGGTGTACGAGTGCTACATCCGCGCAGACCGGGATGGTGATGGTCTGGCCGAGCTTCTCCAGGTTTGGTACGCCGGAAGCGAGATTCTCGAGGAAACGGAAACGGACTACATTCCTTTCCACAGCCTCTGCCCGATCCCTGTTCCGCACAAGTTCTATGGCCTGTCCCTCGCGGATAAGGTCATGGACTTGCAGCTCCAGAAGTCCACGATCACCCGTCAGATGCTGGATAACCTGTATCTGACCAATAACTACCGAGTCGGCGCGGTGGATGGTCAGGTAAACCTGGACGATCTCATCTCTCCCACGCCTGGTGGTGTGATTCGGATGAAGAACCCCAATGCGGTGGTTCCGATGGCGGTTCAGCCTGTGGCGAATCAAGCCTTCCCGATGCTCGAGTATCTGGATGCAGTCCAAGCAAAGAGAACGGGCGTTTCGGATGCTACGCAAGGTCTTGATCCCAATGTCCTCCAGAACGTCACCGCTACGGCTGTGGCTGCGTTCCAGAACGCCTCTGCTGGCAAGATGGAACTAATCGCTCGGAACTTCGCTGAGACAGGGGTGAAGTCACTCTTCAAGGGCATTCTCCAGCTCCTGTGCAAGTACCAAGACAAGCCCCGGATTATTCGGATGCGTGGCGAGTACATCCAAATGGATCCCCGTGAGTGGTCGAATCAGTACGATGTGAGCATCTCTGTGGGTCTTGGAACGGGCAACAAGCAAGAGCAGATGGCGATGCTTGCGATGATCCTGGACAAGCAGGAGCGGATTCTTCAGCAGTTCGGCCCTGCCAATCCTTTGGTGACGGTGGGTCAGTACCGCGAGACTCTGGGACGGATGATTGAGGCCGCAGGGTTCAAGGACTCGGCGACTTTCTTCAAGCCGATCACGCCTGAGATCGACCAGGCTTTGAGCAATCCTCCTCCGCAGCAACAGCAACCCGATCCGGCCATCCAAGCGATGATGATGCAGGCTCAGGCCCAGTTGGAGATTGACCGCGAGAAGGCGATGGCCGATATTCAGGCCAAGCGAGAGAAAGCGGCTGCTGAGATTCAACTGGCCCGAGAGAAGGCTGCGGCTGAACTGGAGCTGAAGAGGCAGGAGTTCGAGGCTGAAGTCCAACTCAAGGCGGCAAAGATCGGCGCAGGCATCTCCTCCAACATTGAGATTCCGGGGTAAAGCATGGCAATCGTCATTCCATCTTCGATCTAC